AAAGATGAGGATAAAAGAGAGCAGTGCTATAAATGGCTTCGTGACCAAGGGTTGGGGGATATTATTAAAAACAATGTCTTTGTAACCTTTGGTAAGGGAGAAGATGACAAGGCGGAGCAATTGCTCAACCTTGCGGCAGAGAATGGTTTTCAACCACAACAGAAATCTGATGTGGCTTGGATGACATTGACTGCCCTATTTAGGGAGCGTATCGAGTCCGGGCTCGATATGCCACCCGATGTCTTTAGTACTTGGATTAAAGACAAAACTAAAATAACCCGTAAATAATGGAGAATGTATAATGGCTAATGAAATAAAAGCTAAGGAAGAAACATCAATCGCTTTGTTTGGTGATGATGTACAAAAAGGTTTTGAGAATATGACGCAAGAAGATATGGCGTTACCATTCATCAGAATCTTAGGACAACTATCACCGCAGGTGACTGAAGGTGATGCGAAGTATGTAGATGGTGCTAAACCAGGCAATATCTACAATACTGTTACCAGCGAATTATTCGATGGTAAAAAAGGTATCAAGATTATTCCTTGTTACTATAAAAAGGATTATCCAGAATGGTCGGATAGAGGAGATGGCCCAGGAGCACCTGTGGCAGTACACTTGCCGAACAGTCCGGTAATTCAAACAGGTAAGAGAGATGGATCTAAAATTAGATTACCTAATGGTAACTACTTAGAAGAGACAGCTTCTTACTATGTTTTGGTTGAAACAAAAACAGGTGGAATGACACCAGCATTGATTACTATGAAATCAACTCAATTAAACGTTAGTAAAAAATGGAATTCTATGATGAAAACCATACAAATTGCTGATGGTAAGGGTGGATTTGCTATACCTCCAATGCACGGAGTTGTGTATAACCTTCAATCTGTACTACAAAAGAACGATAAAGGTTCTTGGTATGGTTGGTCGGTAACACAGGACAGAATTTTAGATCAGTCCGATAAATCTTTATACTTAATGGCTAAAGATTTTAACGGAAATGTGTCTAAAGGAAACGTTCAAACAAAAGCTGATGTGGAAGAGAAAGTACAGGATTCAACTCCTTACTAATAAAAATGAGGGGGAAGGTAACTTCCCCCTTTACAAAAAAGAAAGAAGTGATAATGAGAAATGATAAACTAAAAAATATATTTCAAGGATTAGAGATAGCTTATGGACAATATCAACCAGGTGAACGCGGTGAAAACGGAAAGCAACAAGGAAAAGCTTTTATTGTACGTAAACCCGTTACCGACGATCTCTGGGAAAGACACCTTGCAGGAGAAGGACCAGCTCTTGGCATTATCCCTATCACAGAAAATAATGATTGTAGGTGGGGGTGCATTGATATTGACGAATATAACTTTGATCACACTAGCCTCGTTAAAAACATTAGGAATCTTAAACTCCCTTTAATAGTTTGCCGTAGTAAATCTGGCGGCGCACACGTATTTTTATTCACACGAGAAAACATTTCTGCAACTCTAATGCAGAATACTCTTAAAAAATTTGCAGTAGTTTTAGGATATGAAGGTTCAGAAATCTTCCCTAAACAAACAGAGATATTAGTGGAACGTGGTGACACTGGTAACTTTTTAAACTTACCTTACCACAATGAAATGAAAGGATTACGTTATGCTATCAACGATAATGGCGCCGGTTGTACACTTGAGGAATTTTATCAGCTCTATGATGTTTACAGTCGGACAAAAGAAGAAGTCGAAAAAATTAAAACAGAAGAAAAAAAAATAGAAGAAGCTTTCCCTGGAGGACCCCCTTGCTTAAATAAATTAGCATCAATTGGTTTTGGTGAGGGGTCTAGGAACAATGCATTATTTAATGTTGCAGTGTATTATAAACAAGCACATCCAGATACTTGGGAAGATGAAATTGTAAAAGCAAATATGAAATTTATGGAACCACCATTAAGTAATAATGAGGTTCAACAATTAATTAAATCAGTTAATAGAAAAGGTTATGATAAGTATAGATGTAAAGATGCACCTATCAATGCTGTATGTCAATCTGGTTTATGTAGAACTAAAAGATTTGGTGTAGGTTTTGGTGAAGAAGAAATGCCAATATTAGGAAGTCTTACAAAGTATGCATCTAATCCACCACAATGGTTTTTAGATGTAGATAAAACTAGAATAGAATTAAAATCAGAACAACTATACAGACCAGAGTTATTTGCATTAGCGTGTTTAGATCAAGCTAACTTAGTAGTACCTGTTCCAAAACCAAAAGATTGGAAACAACATTTTTTAAAACCAATGATGCAGGGATTACAAGAAGTAGAACCATTAGAATCTTTAAATCCAGTAAATGAATTAACAGGTTTATTACAAGATTGGACAACCAATAGACAGAGTGCAAGAACTATTGATGATGTATTTAATAAACTACCTTTTACGGATGAGCAAAAAGAATTTACATATTTTAGAATGGAAGACTTTTTTAATTTCTGTAAACGTAATCATTGGGAAAAAGATAAAACACAAACAGGTAATCTATTAAAACAACTTGATGGATTTGTAGAAGAAGCAAGAGTTAGAGTTAAGAAACAACAACCTAGATTAATTAAAATAAAAACAATGAAACAAGTAGAGGCAGCAACTTCTAAAATTGCATATCAAGAGGAGCACTTTTAATGAAAAAATTTAACTTAACTAAAAAACAATTAAAACTTTTTAATTTTATTAAAAAATATATTGATGAAAATAATATGGCACCTTCTTACGAAGAGATGAAAGTAGGTACGGGAGTATCTAGTAAATGTTTAATTTTTGTAAAAATTAATCAGTTACAAGAAAGAGGATGGATAGAAAAATTGCCAGGAAAAAATAGGAGTATAATAATAAAAGTATGAAAACAATAATACTAGGACCTCCGGGAACAGGTAAAACTACAACACTATTAGATTTAGTGGATCAGTTTATTCAACAAGGGGTTAGACCTAAACAGATAGGTTATTTTTCTTTTACAAAGAAAGCCGCAACAGAAGCTGCAAATAGAGCTGCTGAAAAATTTGGATTAGATATTGATAATGATTTAGATAATTTTAGAACCTTACATTCATTGGCTTTTAGAAATTTAGGAATGACTAAAGAAAAGATGATGAAGCAAGAAGACTACAAAGAATTTGGTGAAAAATGTGGTATTCCAATTAAGACAGCTTCGTATTCATCAGAGGATGGTACATTTAATTCTGATAATGAATACTTAACTATTATTAATACAGCACGTGTCAAACGATTAGACTTATTAGACTATTATGATTCTAGAAAAAATATATTAGACATAGAGAGAGGTACTTTATTTTTATTATCAGAAGAATTAAAAAGATTTAAAAAAGAAAAAGGTTTAAAAGATTTTACAGATTTAATAGAAGACTTTATTAGTGAGTCTTTACCAGGAAGTTTAGAAGTATTATTTATTGATGAAGCACAAGATTTATCTCTAATACAATGGGAAATGGTTAGACATCTTTGGAAGTATGCAAAGAAAACTTATATTGCAGGAGATGATGACCAAGCAATTTTTAAATGGGCCGGTGCAGATGTTGATCATTTCATAGCTTTAAAAGAAGAAGTAAATGATATTAAGGTATTAGATCAGTCTTATAGAATACCTGGTGGACCTATACACGAATTGTCTCAAAAAATTATAGGTAAAGTAAATAATAGATTTGAAAAAGATTATAAACCTAGAGATGAGGTGGGTATCTTAAAACGTTATTCTGATATTACTCAAGTAGATATGAGTGAAGGTAATTGGTTAGTACTATCTTCTGCAAATTATTTTTTAGATGATGCTAAAGATTTATGTGAATTACAGGGTTGGTATTATCAATACAAAGGACGTAATTCTATTCCTTTAAAACTATTATTAGCTTTAAACAATTGGGAACATTGGCGTAAAGGAGAACTATTAAATCATTTAGAGATAAAAAATATTTATGAATACCTTGGAGCAAATGTATTACCTGGGTTTCAAAAAGGTAAAACATTACATTCAGATGATAAATATACCTTAGAAGAATGTAAAAAAGACCACGGTTTAATAACAGATAAAGTTTGGTATGAATCTTTTGAAGGATTGGATACCATTACTGAAAACTACATTCGTAATATGAGGGCGAATGGAGAACATATAAATAAAAACCCTCGTATAACAATGTCAACTATACACGGAGCGAAAGGAGGAGAAGCTGATAAAGTTTTATTGATGCAAGAGAAAGGAGGAGAAGCTGATAAAGTTTTATTGATGCAAGATATAACAAATGCAGCGTTGGAGACGTTTAGTCACGACCCAGATGAATTACATAGATTATTTTATACTGGTGCGACGAGAGCGAAGCGTGAATTGCACGTCTTGGATCCAAAAGATTTTAATCGAGCTTATATAATATGAAGAAACCAAAACTTTATAACTACGAGGTATTTATGAAAGAACGAAAAAAGTTAAAAAAAATGATCAAAGGAATGACTTTAAGTGAAGCAAAAGAATTACTTAATGTTGTTTATTTTGAATACGTAAATTACAGAAATATAGAAGGTAATGAAAACTATAGGAAAACAAATTAAATGAACTGTTGGCATTGTAATAAAGAATTAATATGGGGTGGAGATCACGACACTGAAGATAATGAAGACTATGATATTGTAAGTAATTTATCTTGTCCAAATTGTCATACAGCTGTTGATGTTTGGCATCCATCTGAAAAATTAATAAAAGAATATAAAGATTATGAGGAGAAAAAAAATGACAAGTAAAGATATGTTTAAAGGAACAAACTACGACTCACTAGAAAAGCAGGTAGGTGGGAAACATTACAAAGGTATGAAAATTCAACCTGCTGAATTTATTAATGAAAACAAGTTGCTATTTGCAGAAGGCAACGCTATAAAATATATTTGTAGACATCAATTTAAGGGAAAGGAAGAGGACGTGAAGAAAGCTATACACTATTTAGAAATGATATTAGAGAGAGACTACTCGTGAGAAGTACACAAATCCCATTATTTACCCCTGAAACAGAATGGGTAATGCCTGATGAATTAAAAGATTTAAAAGGTCATAAAGAAATTGCAATTGACTTAGAAACCAATGACCCTCATTTAATGACACTGGGTTCTGGTAATGTTACTGGTAGAGGACACATTGCTGGCGTTGCGGTGGCCGTAGAAGGTTGGGCAGGTTATTTTCCAATCCATCACGAGTCTGGTGGTAATATGGATAGAAATTTAGTTTTATCTTGGCTACAAGATGTATGTAATCAACCTGATACTACGTTTATATTTCACAATGCAATGTATGATGTCTGTTGGTTAAGATCAGCAGGTGTTAATGTTAAAGGTAAGATAGTTGACACTATGATTGCAGCTTCATTAATTGATGAAAATAGAATGTCTTATGCATTAAATACCTTGGCTAAATTTTATGTAGGAATTGGTAAAGACGAAAGTGTTTTAACTGCTGCAGCAAAAGAATATGGATTAGATCCTAAAAAAGATATGTGGAGATTACCCGCGCTTTTTGTTGGACAGTACGCGGAGCGTGATGCGGAAGCTACCTTAAAACTTTGGCAACGATTAAAAGTAGAATTATATAATCAAGAACTAATGGATGTCTTTACATTGGAGACAAAACTATTTCCTTGTTTAGTTGATATGAGATTCAAAGGTGTAAGAGTTGATTTAGACAAAGCAGCTAATATCAAAAAAAATCTTATGCAACGTGAGTCTAAAATTATCAATAAAATCAAAGACTTAACAGGTGTTCACGTAGAAATACACGCAGCTAGATCTATTGCAAAAGCTTTTGATAAATTAAAATTACCTTATGATCGAACGGAGAGAAGTAATGAACCAAGTTTTACAAAAAACTTTTTACAAAATCATCCTCACGAACTACCAAAGTTAATTGCAGATGCAAGAGAGATTAATAAAGCGCACACAACTTTTATTGATTCGATTACAAAACATTCTGTTGATGGTAGAATACACGCAGACATAAATCAAATACGATCAGATGCAGGTGGGACCGTGACAGGTAGATTCTCTATGAGCAATCCAAACTTACAGCAAATTCCAGCGAGGCATCCGGAACTCGGACCGATGATTAGATCTATTTTTATTCCAGAAGAAAAAACGGTTTGGGGATCGTTTGACTACTCACAACAAGAACCTAGAATTTTAGTTCACTATGCAAAACTTCAAAACTTAAATGGTGTTGATGAAATTGTAGACGCATACAATGCAGGCGATGCAGACTTCCACCAGGTAGTTGCAGATATGGCAGGCATTGAACGTAAGCAAGCTAAAACTATTAACCTTGGTTTGATGTATGGTATGGGTAAAAATAAATTAATGGCTGAACTAGGTTTGATGAAAGAATCTGCAGAAAAATTAATAAAACAATATCACACCAAAGCACCCTTTGTTAAACAGTTAATGGATAATGTATCTCGTAAAGCAAACGACCGAGGTAAGATTAGAACTTTAGGTGGACGTGCGTGTCATTTTGATTTATGGCAACCTGTACAGTTTGGAGTCTTTAAACCTTTACCCTTAGAGATGGCTAGAAAAGAATACGATGAGCCTTTAAAAAGAGCCTTTACTTATAAAGCATTGAATAAGTTAATTCAAGGTAGTGCAGCAGATATGACTAAAAAATCTATGGTGGCTTTGTATGAAAATGGTATAATACCTCATATTCAAATTCACGATGAAGTAGATATTTCTGTAGAATCTGATAAAAAAGCAGAAGAGATAATCAATATTATGGAATCTGCTGTTGAATTAAAAGTTCCCAATAAAGTTGACTATGAAAAAGGAGCCAATTGGGGTGAAATTAAATAATGGCTTATCTAAATGCAGATATACCACCTATTTATTGTAAAGTAAGGAAGGAGTATTTATATGATTTTAAATCACATCAAGGAGAAAGTGAAGAGTGTGTTGTCTTTGGTCTCACAAGTATGGCAGGAGCGGCAACATTATTTCACATTATGTTACCAAACGGCGCAGTCTTTTTTCGATTGCCTATCTCTGCGTTTTTCCAAAAATCGTATGACAGACCCGACGTGCCCGATATGCAAGTCGACGAGTTACAATTGTGGAACAGCTTTAGTTATTATCCTAGTGTTCATAGCTTTGGTTATTTAATCTCGCAACGTGGAAAATATTTTGGTAAAGATAAAAAATTTTATTATGGAGAATATTTATTTACAATTGATTGGGCCCATCCGGAAAGTAACATCTTGGATACAGAGCATAGTGAAATCCCTGATCAACATAAGTGTGGTCACGTATTGGCTCTTGATAACGGCAATTATGCAATTCAGCCTAATAATCGTATTCTGTGGAACATTTCTAACTTTACATTTAATAGTGATATTCCAGACTATAACGTCCAAACTACAGAGTGGAACGTTGAAAATAAGAACTGGATTACAGAAGATACTGATAAAATGTTTTATAAAGTAAATGATAAAGAAGATTGATTTTAAGTTTCTCAATCTATAAAATACACACTTAAAATAAAAACTAACAACTCTTAATATTATGATGGTTAGATGTAAAAATTGTGGCCACGGGTGTCACTGCAGCGAAGATAAAATAGATTCAGAACATTACACACCTTTAATGGATTTATGTGAGTGTAAAAAATGTTTACACGAAGCTGAAAAAGAAATTGAATATGAGGAATGTTTATCGTGTCAATAATGGAGGGTGCCTATATGGAACCAGATATGAATTACAAGTTCACAGCTATTTTAATTGTAGCTATTTGTTTGTTAGCTGTTTTTGGTGGACCGGCTAGGTGACTAGAAAAACTAACACAATGTTAATAGGATTACTAGGTACAATTTTACTAGGTTTAGCTACTTGGACATTAGTCACATTAATAGAACTTCAGGTTTTAGTAGGTATGATAGAGACTGATTTAATGAATATTGACAAGCAATTTGGAAGGGTTTACAATTTCATTGATTCTGTTAGAGATAGGTAATGAAAAAAGATAAAAGTTTAAAATTCAATGTAGAAGTTGTCAAAGGACAATGTCCTACTTGCACAGAACACACAATGTTAGTTAACATCGATAAAGAATATTATAGATGCATTACTTGTGGTACTGACTTAGAACAAAGAGTTAATGGTAAAATTAGCTACATCCCGATTATAAATACATCCCCTAAAGGACAGTATTATCTTCACGACTGGGAAAAGTAGTCAATGGCCAAAGTTAAATTTACACACTTCACACCTCGTGATAAACCTAAAAAACGAGGGCCTCGCCAACATAAGAAAAGTTTAAATAAGGCGGAAAAAAGGCAAAAATCTCAAAAGCGTTATAAAGGACAAGGTTAGAATCATTCTAAATTGTCTGCTCGTCCCAAGAAAGGGACGAACAAACAAAAGGTGTGAGAAGAGATCCCCAATTTATATTAAAATTATTTGTTTGACAAGCACTTATTTGTTGGTATAGATTCCCATATATTATTAACAATTAACTAAAGAAAGAAAACCAAATGGCAAACCCAAATAAATTTAAATCAGTATCTGTACCTATTGATACTTATAAAAAATTAAATTTTCTAGCGAATGGAAAATTTTTAGATGCAAACTTAACAATTAGTAAAACTATCGAAGCATTAGCTTCAAGAGCTGCTAAAAAATTAGGATATAAAAATGGAAAAGAAAGTTAAAATAATTTGTGATCATTGTAAAGGCAATGGCTTTTTAAGAATCAATGCATCTTCTTTTACTGAGGTCCATCAATGTCCAACTTGTAATTCACAAGGTGAAGTGGAAGCAGAATTAATGGAGCAACTAATTAATGATGGTGTAGTGGATGACAAAATTAAAATTGAAAAGTTAAAAAATTTATTAAAAGATGTTGAGAAAGCAAGGCTTCAATGAGTGTTGAGCCAACTTCTTATGATAGAAAATTAAATTTAGCTTACGCCGCAGGTTTATTTGACGGCGAAGGTTGTATCACTTACAAAAAATACAAAGAAAAGAAAAGCAGTGGTGTTTATGATTGTTGGAGAATTTCTATGGAAGTTGCAATGACGGATGAAGCAACTGTTAGAATCTTTCACGAAATTGTAGGAGTTGGAACTGTTAACAAAAAACCTAGGAAAAACGGGCATAAAATGCAATGGAGATGGCGTTGCGTTTTTAGAGATGCCTTTAAAACTTGTCTAAATTTTTTTGAATTTTCTCACACTAAATTAGATAAGATCAGTCAAGTCATTAATCATTATACATCTCATAAACCTACTCCGGAAAATATAATCGACTTACAATATTATAAAATGTTTATGGCTAAAAAAAATAAAAAGGAAATTTATGAAACTAAATAAAAAATATATATACCCAAAAACGATTCGAGAAGCGATTAACGGCAAACGTCATTATAATATTAATGATGGTAAATATAAATTACCATCGGTTACAACTATTTTATCTGCAACCCAAGATCCCGAGAAGACCGCATCTTTGGATGCGTGGCGATTAAAAATGGGAGAGGACAATGCAGCGCGGATCGTGGAAGAGAGTGCCGCTAGAGGCACAGCTATGCACAAGATATTAGAGAAATATATCCTTGAAGAGGGTTATTTAGATGAAACAGTGGTTGGTAAACAGGCCCATAATATGGCTATACGGGTCATAGAGCAGGGTTTAAGCAACATCTCTGAATATTATGGCACCGAGTGCACATTATACTATCCTGGGCTGTATGCGGGCCAGACAGACCTTGTAGCGCTGCATAAAAATGAGCTAGCTATAGTGGATTTCAAACAAACCAATAAACCTAAAAGAAGAGAATGGATTGAAGATTATTGTATCCAACTTGCAGCTTATGCAATGGCCCACAATTATGTATATAAAACAAATATTGCAAAGGGGGTGGTGATGATGTGTTCTAAAGATAATTACTATCAAGAATTTGTCATTGAAGGTAAAGAGTTTCAAAAATATATGCACAAATTTTTGGAAAAGGTAGATCAATATTATAAACAAATAGAACTTTTAAAAATAGAGGAGAGAAATGGATTATAGAGTAAAAATTACTATTAGAAATGATAGATTGTTAAAAGCTATTGAGAAAAATAAAATTCACAGTGTAAGAAAATTTTGTATGTTATATGACATTGATTACGGTCAAACTTGTCACATCATTAGTGGTAAACTTAAACCTTTAAATAAAAAAGGTAATCCTATTGCGATAGTAAATAAAATTTTAGATTGTTTAAATATTTCTTTAGAAGATGCTTTTACAGAAAGACAATTAAAAGGTTTTGTTAAAACTAATTATCAAATTAGTATGAGTGAAGATAACCTTAAACAATTAATAAACCCTATCAAAAATCAAGAACATAAATTTATTGAAAAAGACGTCAAACTAAAAATAAGTGAAGCTTTTTCTAGAAGATTAAATCCTCGTGAGGAAAAGATTTTAAGATTAAGGTATGGTTTTGGTGATGAAAAAGAAAATAGTTTAAGTGAAATAGCTAAAATATTTAATGTCAGTAAAGCAAGAATTGGAGAAATTATTAAAAGAGCAGAAATAAAATTAAAACATCCTTCGGTTTCTAATAATATTATAAACACGGGTTTTGCTGAAATATATACTAAAGTAAAATTAGACAATGAATTAATTAAAAATGCTCAAAGGGGGGCTAAAATAAATGGATTATAAAATGGAAAAATTAAATAAATTAGCAAATGCAATTACAAACGCACCTAATTTGGAAATGAAAAAAATTTGGACCGAAAAATGGTATCAACTTGTTAAACAATACGCAATGGAGGTGAAATGCGATTAAGAGACTTACAACAAATACTTGGAAAATTTACAGACAATGAGAGAGGTACTATTATTTCTGATTGTCCAATTTATATTGAAACTATGGATGGACATTTAGAAGAAATTAGGAAGGTTGAATTACAACAAAACCAATTAATCAATTCACCCGAACCTGCAAGGATTGTTCTTAAACCAGAAACAATGAAACGGTTTAAATCAATTACTTATAAACAAAGTTAAATGACTTCTTGTACAGGAGTGGGGTTGACGCGAGAGTGAAAACCCCAAAAAAATTATGAAAAAAGTAATATTGTGTGGTAAAAATATCACACCTAAACAATGGTCTAATTTGATATTAGAGTTGAACTTGGTTGTAAAGGCTTGGAAACCCTATGCGGAGTTAGAGATTAGTGGTCAAGGTGTTAAAAAAATCATTAAAAACGGTACTACGACCCGTCAAGATTAGAATCATTCTAAAGTAATTGTGTCTAAAATGTGTCAGCAATGTGTTGATAGTGTGAAGATGTTCGTTTTACGCGGAAATTGGAGCGCGGGCCGTGGTATAGGGGAATTCTGGAGTAAAATTATTTTTTTTAAAAAAAAAAAAACCTCTGGCACACTTGGCACACCCCTATTTTGGCTTAGAAGTGTTGGTATAAGCGAATAATAGTGTGCCAAGGGGTTTGGCACAGCTTGGCACAGTTGTTGGTATTGCTAGCTTTTTTGATTTTTGCTCTGGCACAGTCAAATAAGCATTGGTATACAACACTTTTTACAAATGTACTCTGCGCGCGGAACTTTTTTTTACTTTTTTAAAAAAAAATTGGTCCAAAATTCCCCTATACAGAGAGAATATTCAGCAGTATAAGGAGTTATGCCTAAACAAAAAAAGAAATTTATCTCACTACCTTATAAGCAACTCGGAAGAGATATATCTAAATACCCATTTGTAGAAATAAGATGGGTTGATATTGAAGGTGATGACGGCTGGAGTACATTGTCCTCGTTAGACAAAGATAAACTACCTGTGGCTGTCTCTAAAGGGTATTTATTAAGCCAGAAAAAAGGTGTCACTAGAATTTTTAGAGATTATATTGAAAGCAAAGAAGGTAAAACTTTTGAAGACATAGGCAGCACTGTTATAATTCCTACATCTGTGATAGTATCTATAAAAAAACTTAATTTAAATTAATGAAAAATAAAAAATTTAGTTATGATGGAAGGTCTAGACCTACCAATGATTTATATAGTCAAAATTATGACAGAATATTTAATCCAACATTAACTAAAAATATGCCTAATGTTAAATGGGATCAAATTCCACCGGTCAAGGGGCCAAACTCACAAGGAATAGCAAATGAAAATGTATCAAGTAAAAACAAATTGGTTAAGTCTATTAAAAAAGTTTCCAAATAAATTCTGGAGTAAACTTAATCTTGAGTTGAATCATTATCAGGGATTGACTCTTTTATTAATCCTTCTGATTCTTGTTCTGGGGTAATATTAATTAAAGTTTTGTGATCATCTAAAATTTGTTTCATTTTAGATTCTAATTCTTTCTCTGACATATTATCTAAATTACCAGATAAGACTAATTTTTGATCAACATATAAACCACCTGCTTTACCTCTTGCAATCTCTGCGTTAATTGCAGCTGACCACGCACCTTTAAGTCTAGCATCTTCTCTTAATTTTGCTAGTTCACCTAAATGTTTTTCAAATGTGATACCATATTTCTCTTGAACCTCTGCTCTAAGTTCACCTATATATTTTACAACCAGTGGTGAGTATTTAGGATTACGTAGCTCGCTCGCAGCCTGACGCGCTCGCGTTTTATATCCTGCTTCATATGCACATTCTGCAGGTGAAAGTCTACCTTCATTATAGACCAATAATTCTGCGAATTTAATTTGTTTTTCAGTAAGTTTTGCGGGTACACCCATAATGCTTGACATATACCGTACATTGGCGTATAAATCAAGTATCATTAGTAATATTAAATAGGGGGTGGCTTACGATGTGCCTTGCTTCGCAATTGGTACTGATACTGACCCCCTTTTTATTTCATCAAACCTTCTTATTTTAAAATCATCATCTAAATAACACTCATCACTTCTTTCACTAACCCATTGTAAAATTTCTGTTTTAAAATCTTCGGGTGTCAACTCACCATTTAAAATACGAGCCATATCTTTTAGTAAGTCTTCTTTTTTTGTATGGTTTGGTTGACAATAAATATCATAAAAACAATCACCTATTGTATTGTAGTGAAATTTAAAGTCTATGCTCGCTCGCTCGCTTGTTCGTTCTTTTTTTTCTAATTCCATTTCTGCAATTAATCTTTCTGTTTGTTTTGTCATTTTTGGATCCTTATTTTTTTAATGTTTTTTTAATATCTTTTAATAGATGGTTTCCTTTTGTAGTTAATTCTCCATCTTTAAAAAATTCCTCTAACGTTAATTCAAAATCACTTAAATATTGTGTAAATAAATCTATGATTGTATATGCTTGCTCATCTACTTTTTTATTGCGCTCGTACTCTCTAGCTTTATTACTTGAGTGTATTTCAAAATGTTCCTCTTTTAGTTCTGGCATATTATTTCTCCTCTATTAATTTAACTATTGCTTTAAACTCATCCTCTGGTGCATTTTCCATATTGTTATCCCAATCATATTCTGCATTGGCCCTACAAATTTCTAAAACTTTTTTTAATTTATCTTTGTATGGATTAACAACTTCAAACGCTCGGTCATAACCCCGCTCGCTCGCTAACTCTTCATCTTCATTTATCTCTAGCCCCGCACTCTCACATTCTTGTACTATGACCTCTTCAACTTCAAATGCGGGTGTCATATCATTCATACAAAAATAATGTTCTGGTAGTTTGTATTTTTCTTTTTTCATATTATCCTCTCGCTTGTTTGTTATTAATTTTTCATCACCACTATATTCATCAAAATGACTAAAACCAAAATGAGT